CTGTATTTGAAAATGTAAATGGTCATTTATTTATACAAAATTATGCTGACGACAAAGACATAGTATTTCAATCTGATGATGGAAGTGGTGGTATAGCACAATATTATAGAGTTGATGGAGGGGCAAATTTAAATGTATTTAGTAAAGATATTTTCTTAACTGATAATGTTAAAGCACTTTTTGGAGATTCAAGCGACTTAAAAATATATCACGATGGGTCAAATTCTTTTGTACAAGATGCTGGTACAGGTGCACTATTTTTAGAAGGCAACTCAGAAGTAAGAATTAGAAAATCTGGAACAAGTGAAATAATGTTACAATGTGTAGCAGATGGTGCAGTCAATTTATATCACAACAATAGTAAAAGGTTTGAAACTGCATCTATAGGGGCTATTGTGGATAATATGTTGAAGATTACTATTGATGATATTAATACAGGAGAAGATAGAGGTTTACAACTTTATAATGAAAATTCATCAGGTCAACAATGGAACATCACAGCAGGTAGAGCAGGAATAGAAAACACTTCTTTTGTTGTTAGAGATTCAAGTAATAATGTTGACGCTTTAATTATAAACGAACAAGTTGCAGGAACAACTCCTTTAATAACTGTTGCAAACGGTGGTGCTACGACTTTTGCAGGTAAAATTATAGCAGGTGGTGGTGTACAATTTACTGGCGGAACTATAGCAACAGCAACAGCAGTATTACACACAAATAATGTTGTTTACTTCAGAGGTGGTTCTAGTGGGTTGTTTTTGCAAAATGCAGACGGCTCTGAGGGTATGTTTATGGCAAACGACCACATTCGTTTTGAAACTAGCAGTACAGAAAGAATGCGTATAGATTCATCAGGAAATGTAGGAATTGGAAATACTAGCCCACAAGCAGATTTACACATTGGTAGTACACAATCAGTACATAGTGATTTTACAAGTGCATTTGGAAGTAGTAAGTTTTTTGTGCACAACGGAAATAATGGTGGAGGTGCATTTATGCAACAAGGAACTGGTGCGCCGAATTTAATACTATTTGGTAAAGATACAGGTAATACGGCTGTTGTGTTTTATAATAGCGATATGAACACTTCACAGAGTTCTGTTGGCTCTATAACTACAACCTCAAGTGCAACTGCATTTAACACATCATCAGATTATAGGCTAAAAGAAGATTTGCAAGACTTTGCAGGATTAGATATGGTTTCTAAAATCCCTGTTTATGATTTTAAATGGAAAACAGATAGAAGCAGAGGTTATGGTGTTATGGCACACGAACTAGAACAAGTATTACCACAAGCAGTAACAGGAGAAAAAGATGCAGAAGAAATGCAATCGGTAGATTATTCAAAAATAGTACCACTACTTGTAAAATCAATACAAGAATTAAAAGAAAGAATCAAACAATTAGAAGACAAATAGTTACTTAAATATAAATTTAATTCAATATTATGGCAAAAGATAAAATAAGTTATAGCTGGCACATAAATGCCCTTGACGCAAAAATTAAAGAAGACAAACATGATAATGTTATTTACAATGTACATTGGTCGTATAATGCTAATAAAGAAAATTA